TCGCGGTCGATGTGGCTGCGCGGGCGCTGATGACCAGCACCGATCAGGAGCCGATGACCCAGCTGACGCAGGCCGCAGGCGGCTATTCCGCCTCCGGCTCCTTTCTCGTTCCCGGCGGCGGCCTGTTCATCAAGAAGTCTGAGCTGGCCCGGCTGGGGCTTCGCCGCCAGCGGATGGGGGTGATCGAGCTGTATGGCAGCTCTGATTAAGGGCATCCCGGTTACGCTTTACGAACGCACCAAGACCGGTGAGGATGCATTTCACGAACCCGTCTACGCCGAAACGCCGGTCACAGTCGAAAATGTGCTTATTACGCCTGTTGACTCTGCGGCATCGCCCACAGAGTTGCAGCTTTCCGGGCGTCATCTGGTTTATGAGCTTTGCATCCCCAAGGCCGACACTCACAAATGGGAGGGCTGCGCTGTGGAGTTTTTCGGGAAGAGATGGCGCGTCCTGAACGGCGTGCAGCAATACATCACCCAGCTCACGCCTCTGGACTGGGATAAGAAAGTACAGGTGGAGCGGTATGAGTAAGCTGGATTTCCGGCTGAATCGCGAGGGCGTCCGTACCCTCATGCGTTCCCCTGAGATGAAGGCCGTACTGAAAGACCGAGCTGACACCGTAAAAGACCGCTGCGGCGACGGGTACGACTCCTATGTGGCACAGACTCGCGCCGTGGCTGTAGTGGAGACGGTTTCTCCGCAGGCTTATAACGACAACTCCGCCCATAATACCCTGTTGAAAGCTGTGGGAAGCAGCCGAAGCGGTGCAATGGTGCATGAGCACAAGCGCCATCTGAAAGATGGACGAGTTATCACTGTAAGGAGCTATCAGAGAAAGAAATGATCGAAGAAATTATCCAGAACTATCTGCGTGAAAACGGCTTTCCCTGTTATATGTCCGTGCCGGAGAAGCCCTCCGGCAATTTTTGTGTGCTGGACAAGACCGGCTCCGGCTGTGAGGACAGTGTTTTCCGCGCCACGCTGGCTGTCCAGTCCTATGGCAAAACCAAATACAACGCCGCACAGCTCAGCCACCAAGTGGTGCAGGCCATGCTGGACGCGGACAGCCTGCCCGAGGTGGTCAGCTGCGAACTGGTCACCGACTACGATTTTCCCGACACTACCCGGAAGCTGCCCCGCTATCAGGCGGTTTTCGAGCTGGTGCATTACTGAGTTTCTGAAAGGAGCTTTTCCTTATGGCAAACGCAAAGAACGTCACCGCCGCAAAGCCCAAGGTCGGCGGCGCGGTCCACCGCGCCCCGCTGGGTACACCTCTGCCCACCGACGCCAAGAGTGAGCTGGACAAGGCTTTTGAGTCTCTGGGCTACATCTCCAGCGACGGCCTGACCAACTCCAACTCGCCCTCCAGCGAGAACACCACCGCATGGGGCGGCGACACCGTGCTGACCCAGCAGACCGAGAAGCCGGACACCTTCGCCTATACCCTGCTGGAGGCGCTGAACCCGGCCGTGCTCAAGTCGGTGTATGGCGACAAGAACGTCACCGGCACACTGGAGACCGGCATCACCGTCAAGGCCAACAGCGATGAACAGCAGGACTGCTGCTGGGTCATCGACATGGTGATGAAAAACAATGCAGCCAAGCGCATCGTCATCCCGGACGCTGCCGTTTCTGCCGTGGGCGACATCACCTACTCCAACGGCGCGGTGGGCTACAACACCACTCTGACCGCTGTACCTGATGATCATGGCAACACCCACTATGAGTACATCGTCGCAGCCGGCGCAGAGACGCAGACTGCCAAAGAAGCTAAGGAGGTCAAGGCATGATCACTGCTGAAACCAAGGACGGCTTTGCTGTCGAACTCAGCGAAGAAGCGCTGGACAACGTGGAGCTTCTGGACGCGCTGGCCGCGGTGCAGGACTCCGACGTCCTGTCTCTGGGCCGCACCATCCGCCTGCTGATGGGCAAGGAGCAGACCAAGAAGCTCTATGACCACCTGCGCACCGAGGACGGCCGCGTGCCGGTCGTTGCCCTGAGCAACGCTCTCGGCGAGCTGATGGAATCCTTCCGTGCCGGAAAAAACTCTTCTTCCTCTCCGGCCTGATCGCATCGGATGAGGGGAAAGACAAGCTTATCTGCGATTTTGCCCAGTTTTACCATGTGCTGGACTGGCGCAGCCTGCCGGTGCGGCTGGTGGCCACGCTGGCCGCCGGTCTGCCGCCGGACAGCCGATGCATGATGCATCTGGCCGGGCAGAAGCTGCCGGAAAAGACTCTGATGGATGCCGCCGCGGTGGATGCTCTGCACCGCATCGAATGGC